CGGCGGAAATGGCGCAACAAATTGCGCGAAGTGATAAATATCATCAGAATATGGAACGACAGATCCAGATTATCTACCCCTACCCGCCGTTCCTGCTGATGCCGGACGGTACTTATATCGAAATGCCAGACATCCTGACGTTGGTCAAAATGCTGTACGACCTGCGGAAGCGGGTGGAAGAGTTGGAGGCCGTCCATGAGTAACCGTTCAAGGAACGTGATCGTCGTTTTATTGTTCTGTGCCGTCGTGGTGTGTATAGGCACGATATTGGCGGTGATGATATGAGCAAATACGGCAACAAAACAATCGAATTCGAGGGAATTAGGTTTGACAGTCTCGCGGAACTCAGGCGGTATCAAGACTTGCGCATTATAGAAAACAACGGCGACATTTCAAATCTTGTCGTTCATCCTCGGTTCATCTTGCAAGAGCCGTTCACACACAACCACGTCCGGGAAAGAGCCATAGCTTATGAGGCTGACTTTTCGTACTGTGAGACAAATGGAAAAACAATTGTAGAGGATGTCAAAGGATTCAAGACCAAAGAGTACCAGATCAAACGGAAGCTATTTCTGTACAAGTACCAAGATGTCAACTTCATGGAAATTGCTTCTTGAACTTCATGTAATTACGTAGTAAACTGAATGTAAGGAGACCGAATGGAAACAATAACTGAAACTCTTGTAATTGAGACGCGCATTGATTGTGGGGTTACTTTTGCATTTACACAGGGATTCAAAGACCAAAGACAAAAAGACGGAAAATGGTTTTACTGTCCTAATGGACATTCAATGATTTATTCCAATAATGATGTGCAAAAAATGCGTGACTTGAAAAGAGCTCTAAAAGATGCCCAAAGCGATCGTTCTTTTTGGATGGAGCAAGCGGAAGAAAAAGGACGGTCTTTATCGGCAACTCGCGGGCAAGTCACCAAGATCAAGAACCGTGTTGCAAAGGGAATTTGTCCTTGTTGCAATCGCCAGTTCATGAACTTACGCATGCTACTTCACGAATTAGCTGTTATCACCGTCGAAATAGGCGAAGATTCAAGCGCGTTTGAAGATAAATACCGCGAGATTGAATCCGCATTGCAGGAAGCTACGAGATGGGTGCAGGTCACAGAAAAGTTGCCAGAAGTTGGCGAACTTGCACGGTGGACGCACAAGAGTTGGAATCGTGTCAAAGAGGGATATATGACCGGAAGCGGCCGCCTGAAAACATGGGGCGGAGAATACGCATCCGTAAAAGGCATGATGTGGCAACCTTTACCCACCCCGCCGGAGGCAGGCACAAAATGAGCGACTTTGACGCGCTGATTGACGAAATATTATTTAGCCTTGAAGCGTTTTATGGTTATGCATCCGAGACGACTAAGCAATACCAAGAAGCCCGCAAAGCCCTGACCGATGCCATATCCGCCGCCGTCTCCTGGTTCGTCGAAGGCGCTACCCCACTGTCCCCGATGGAACGCGCGATGCGGAAGTGGCCGATAAGAGAACGCAAGAATGAATTCAATCACCAATGTTTTTATTTGGGAGATAGAGAGGTTGAAAAACATTCAAGCGAATCATATTATTTTAACGGTGTTATTGCGGATTTTACGCATTACACCGAGTCCGAGGCGGTCGCGTACCTGCTCGAAGGGTACAAGCCGAAGCTGCCAGAAATCAATATAACGTGGGATCAAAAAGCTGCGCAGGCTGCGATGGATGAGATGTGGCGTGCCGGTTATCGCCCGACGAAGGAGAATAAATGAACAAGAAACTTACATGGGGATGTGTTTCACTTATTATTGCGTTGCTGTCATTGGCAATATCATTTTATCTGCAATGCAGAGTGTTTAGTATTGTAGGCGCGGATAATCTGATGTGGTTTTTGCTTTGGGCGAACCTGCCACTTACAATATTATTTTCCACAATTGCAAATGTCATTATGAAACTTTATGAGGATACGCCTATAAGCTAATTCGATGTATAATTATGTTACATTTCATTCAACTATTTGAAGGAGAAAACAAAAATGGGTTTATTTACAAAAGGTACGTTTTGGGCTGCTGTTGTGGCCGTCGGAGTAATTGCCATCCGCTATTACATGCCGGGTATTCCGGTTGAGGATAGCGTTCTTGCTACCCTGCTCATGTCTGGTATCGCCGCGGCACTTCTGGCATTCGGCATCAAGGTCGACATGCTGACCGCACAGAAAAAGGAGTTGCAAGCGAAGTTGGAAGGCAAGAAATAAACAATTGGCGGCGGCGTGGTGGGGACACGCACATTGAGCTGGCGCATCCGGCATCGACCGTGACATGGAATCCAGTTACACCAGGTTCGAATCCTGGCAGCCTACCAAAACCATAAAAGAATGCGGCTGAGACCCGCACAAAGACCCTCACTAATCCGGGGGTCTTTTGTTATTGACAATGAGTTGCAATAAGTCTATACTGTATCTCGGGGGTCGGGATACGGTCGACGCCGAACGTCGCATTGGTTATACCCGAACCCCCTAAACTTATGAAACTACGAGGAATGATGGAAATAATTCTTGTAATCATATTTCTTGCAATGATATTCGGGCTACTTCTGAGGATTGAGAATCTAGAGGCTCGTATTCGTATCCTAGACATTGATATCCATAATCGTGAAGGATAAGTATGAGTACGACTATCAACCATGTAATATCTGCGGAAAGACATCCATTGACCCGCACCATTGTTTGGTCGGGAAAAAGAAAGGTCAGCCATGGAGAGATCATTTCTATAACATCGAATGGCTTTGCAGGAATTGTCATGAAAAGTATGCCAACTCTTATGAACACCGTAGACATTTCTTCCAACAACAGGTTTCCAAATATGGTCATCCCTTCCTTGACTGGTGGCATCGTATCCCGATGAAAGAACCGCCGAATTATGAATAACAAGCAGGAAGCCTTTATCCGGGAATATTTACAGGACTTCAATAAAACTAAGGCTGCTATTCGTGCCGGATATTCCGAAAAAACCGCAAGGGCACAAGGAAGTCGTTTGTTTACAAATGCTGACATTGCAGGTGAAATAAAGGCTCGCATTGCAGAAAAAACCATGTCGTCTGAAGAGGTACTAAATCGCCTTGCTGATATTGCGAGGGGCGATATGTCTGACTTAATGTCACTTTCAACAATGGGATTTAACTTCAACTTACTTATTGAAGATGAAAACGGTAACAGGATACCTAATCCGAAAACAAAGCTTATAAAGCGTATAAAACAAAAAGTCACGACCATTACAGAAAAGAGTGGGGACGAGCGAGAAATTATTGATACAGACTTGGAACTTTACAGTGCACAAGAAGCATTGAATACCATTGCAAAGCTGAATGGCATGATAGTTGAAAAAATGGACGTTACCAGCAAGGGAGAAAAAGTCACTCCTAATGAAACCTATGATCGAGGAATATCTGAACTCGCTGCTGCCCTCCGAGAAATCATACCTGGACAGGATACAGAACCGGACGGCAACGTGGATACCCCAAAGTAAACCACAATGGCTGGCACTTCTTTCGAGAGCGGATGAATTGTTTTATGGCGGCGCGGCTGGCGGTGGAAAGACTTCCCTTCTTGTTGGACTGGCAACGGAACTTGGCGGGCACAGCGCCATATTCCGGCGGGTATACCCGAACCTGAAAGAAATCATGTTCCAGACTCGCGAAATAATTAATGGGCACGGTAAAGAGAATAAGTCCGAGCATTACTGGGACTTGCCCGATAACCGATCAATCGAATTCGGCGCCCTGCAATATGAGGATAATAAAAAGGATTGGCAAGGGCGGCCGCATGACCACAAGTTGTTCGACGAAATTCCAGAGTTTACCGAGAGCCAATATGTTTTTATTTGTGGCTGGACGCGCTCTACCAATCCGCACCAACGGGTGAGGATTGTAGCAACTGGAAACCCACCTATTGACGATGCGGGAAACTGGGTCATCCATCGATGGGGTGCATGGTTAGACGACCACCACCCGAACCCTGCTAAGCCAGGAGAGTTGCGCTGGTACGC